GGTTACCAGGCATATTCTCACATGAGTTTGGGATTAAAGCAAAGGCTATGAGGGATGCTGTGAACGCTCCTATACAGGGAGCCGCATCTGACTACACTCTGTTCTCTTCCATACTTATCAGACGAGAGATTCTATTGGGCAATATACCCAAGAGCGTGAAGCAGTGCTACACTGTACATGATTCACTTGGGTTCTATATGCCGCCAGAGGTTTTGGATAAATGCATACCGGTTATGTATGAAATCTGTAAGAATCCAAGGACTAAAGAATTCTTCGGCTTTCAGATAGACTCGGTAGAAATGAAGGTAGACTTTGAAGTCGGCTCCATTTGGAGTAAGCTAAAGGGTTATACAGAAGGGGGGAATTATTCAAAACTATTGGAACCGGATACTATTGATTAATGATGAGAAAACTGAACAAGATAGCTTCTGAATCAGAGCTAACCACAATCAACATCACCCACCCACAACTAGGCAAGATTAGATTTAATCTTTTCGATGAGCTTATCATCAATGAGCAGGTGGTCAACAGGGAATTATCCGAGCAACCTACTGCTTATGCTTATTTAGGCATTCTTCATAAGAAGCTTAATAGGATGGTCAAGAGCCAGGAAATGGAGGTGGAAAAGATATACTCAAAAGTGTTCCTTGAGAGTAAGGAAACCTTAAACCCCTTGACAAACAGAGTGCATAGCCAGGATACCATTAAGGAAATGGTGAAAAGCAATGCTAAATACAGGTCTGCCATAAAGAAACTGCACGACTTGGAGTATGACAAGGACTTGATTTATGTTTGCCTGAATTCATTTGAGCAAAGGGCAAGTATGATTCAATCAATTTCAGCAAATAACCGTAAAATCAGCTAAAAATGGCGAAAGCAAAGAAGCTCTCAATGAAGGAGAGAATGGCGCAACGTAGAGAGGACCTGAATAGAAGGTCCAATGGTTCAACAGGAATGTTCTTTCCGAAGGAGGGGGATACCCGATTCCGACTACTGAATGTAGGAGAGGAAACCGAGTTCATTACCGAAGTTCCCTATTACTTTTTAGGACAGGGAGCAGGAGGACACATCTCAAGAGAAGCTATTGGAGAAGAATGCCCTACTGCTAATCTACGCAAGGGTATTGAAACTCTTATCAAGGACAACAACATTGACGAGAGTACCAAGGAGGATTTGACATCATACCTTGAGAAGCTAAAGAACAAGAAGAAGAACTTGGCTTTGGGATTTGTCTATGAGGACACACGGGGTAAGAAAGTAGACTCCGAAAATGCCCCAACGATGATGGTCTTTGGAGTAAATGCAGCAGCTCAAATCATTGACTACTACTTGAATCCCGAGTGGGGTGAGGAAATTACTGACCCCGAAAACGGGTATGACCTCATCATCAAGCGAACGGGTAAGGGACTGGACACAGAATACAATGTCCAACCTTGCAAGAACACTTCTATCTCTGACAAGGACTTGAGAGGTGAATTTAATTTGGAAGAGGCTATCAAGGGAGCAGTAAAAGCACCCGATAAGATTGAGGAAATGCTTGAGAAAGCTTTTCCTGGCTTGGCATCAGAAGTAGAGAGTATGCTTGCGGGAGGTTCATCTTCAAAACCTAAGAAGAAAAAGAAGGTTCGCAAATCCTCTGACGTATAATGGCTAAGGCTGGGAAGAGGGTTATAAAAACCCCAGCACAGATTGCTAAAAAGTATCACGGAACGGGTACTCCAGCTGAGCTATTCCCCGAAGACCCCTTATGGTTACCCAGCAGAAATGTAGTGACAAACTATGTTACTGGAGGGGGTCTTCAATACGGTAGGATGCTCGAGCTATTTGGAGAAGAGAGCTCGGGAAAGTCCCTTCTGGCTGTTGAGTATGGATATGCAGCTCAAAAACTAGGAGGGCAGATACTTTGGGTTGACGCTGAGTTAGCATTTTCAAAGTCATTCTACGAATCACTCGGACTCGACATGGAGCACATCCACTTGATGCAATCCAACGTCATCGAGCAAATCGGGGACTGGGTTAGGGACATGGCTTATGCTTGCCGCTCTCAACTGACTAACAATGAACCCATCCTACTGGTGGTAGATTCACTAGCAGCCTTGGATACCTTGGACGCTATGAATACAGAGTTTGCTGATAAGAAGGCAGAAATGGGAATTAGGGCTAAGAAGATTTACGAAATGATTCGTCAGCTCAACCCCGTTCTTACTGACTTGGGCATCTGCACTATCTTCATCAATCAACTTAGGAAAAAGCTCGGGGCTACTCAATGGGAAGACCCCGACGTAACGCCAGGGGGAGGTGCAATGAAGTTCTATGCTGGTATTCGACTCGGAGTCTATGGGGGTAAAATGATTAGAGCTGACATCAAGGGCGATAAGCGTAGGGTAGGAAGAGAGGGTTCATTGAGAGTCAAGAAGAATAAGCTAGCCCCACCAACGGATACTATCAAGTACAAGATTTACAATAACGCTAAGTACAAGGAAAAACCATTAGGGTTCGACAGGTACTTCGGGCTATTTGATATTCTTATGTACGAGGAAGTCATCTACAAGGAATCCAAAACCGCTAGAAATATATTCTATGAGGGTGAGGTCATTGCCCGCTCAGAGGATAATTTCTACGAGGTTATTCAAGAAAACGCTAAGCTCAGAAGACAGTTGATTAAGGCTGCCCGTATAAATACCATATCGACTACTTCAAAGAGGATGAAAGATATGGGGAGGAACCTTTACCCAGTTGATGATGAGTAAGAAGACCTACTTAATTGTAGACGGCAATAACCAATGCTACCGGGCATTCTATAAGTACCCCGATTTGAGAAGCGAGGACGGAACCCCCACCTCGCTTCTTTATGGGCTACCTATGGTACTTAAACCCATCATAGATGCTAACAAACCCAAGAAGGTTTACGTGGTATTTGATGGCGGAAAGCACCGAGGTCGATTGGAGCTAATGAAGGACTACAAGAAGCGAGAAGCCAAGGGGGACTTTGATTACGAAAGCTTCTTTAGCCAGAAAGAAAAGCTGAAAGACCTGCTTCCACTCTTGGGAGTAAACGTAGTATGGAAGAGGCATTACGAAGCTGATGATTTCATCTACGCTTTAACCAAAAAGTTCAAGAGGCGGCGTAAGGTAATCATCGTATCATCTGACAAGGATTTTCACCAGCTTCTCGGAGAGAACGTATGGCAATACAATGCCCATAAACAAATGATGCTCAAGGATTATAGCGTGAAGAAGCATTATGGATACCATCCACACCAATGCGTTGACTACCTCTCATTAATCGGAGACAGCTCCGATAATATACCAGGCGTAGGGGGAGTGGGGAAAGCAACCGCTCAGGCATTACTCGAAAAATACGGTAGTCTTAAGTCATTCAAGAAGAGTGGGGAATCATACCCCCGTATGAATGATGATAAACTAGCTAAAGCAATGGGGGAAAATCGTATGATGATTGATTTGAGATTGTATTGGGACTCTTATATCTCGGAAGAACTTGACAAACTCCCAATAACAAAAGGTAATTTCGACTCACGAGAATTCTATATAAAAGCCAGAGAACTATCAATGACTGGCACATCTATAAACAAGATGGTCGATACCTACAAAACCCTATCTTAATGAGACCCCTACGAATAGGTTTATCTGGTCCCGGCGGAGTAGGAAAGACGTCTGTAGCTAAAGCAATGGACACTCTTGATGATTACAATCGGATAAATACATCGGGTAGAATCATCTACACTGAATTCGACGTTAAAAATCACGCTGAGGTTATTGATAGGTCTATGAGGGATATAGAGTTCGCTCAAGATTTTCAATACCGTATGCTAGGTGTTAGGAATGAGATATTAGCCAATCAACAGGGCTTCATAACTGACCGTACACCTTGGGATAACATGGTCTATTACAGCGTTCAAGTTCTTCCGAGAGTATCACAAGAAGATGCTGAACAGTACTTTGAAATGGCTTTGGATTCTTTAGTAAGAAATTACGACCTGTTATACCTGGTTGACTTCTTTAATGATGAACCGCCAGAAGAGGACGGTATAAGAAACACCAGTATGATTTACAACGGCGTATTGATGTCCCTCTTCAACCACTACGTTCCCTTGCTCAACCAGGCATTCCACAATGCGGGAAAGACCAACAGAATTCTCACTCTCCCCGCTGGAACTGTAGATGAGAGGGTGCACCACATACTTGACCACATAGTCAAAAACCCATACCTATGAGCAAACCTATTGCAGTAGTATACTCTGACATACATTTCAATC